CTCATCGGCTCCAACTGTCATATGTGCTTTCGTATGCAAACACTTGAACACGTACGGAGTTCGCATTCTACCTCCCATCCACAATCTCAAATTATCAGCCAGCAATTTGTCGATAGTCAACTGCCTTTCTGGATAAGTAACATCACTCCACAAGGACTTTGCACCATTCCATAATAACTTATACCAAGGTATTGCGTTTTCTGGAATTCTCATGGTGACAAATGGTGATGGAACCTCTCTTCTAACAGCATTTAACACACGACCAGGAACATTTCGGCATACAATCAATCGCATAGTAGTATCGTGCAGAGTGTGAACCACAGTCCAAGCAAAGCTTGTATTAGTGGCTACTTGAAACTCACTCCCATCTACATGCAACCAATCGCAAGCAGGATGTATAGGATAAGTTGGATTAAATGCGTCCGCATAATATTCTATTGTATCATCTCTATTACGCTTCCACACCGCTTCCTTTAACACCCTTCCGAATGGTCCTGAAAAATAATTACCGACCCATAAAACAATTTGGCCTCGATTGACGCAGGCTTCGCGTATTGTGTTCTGCAGTCCAGCAGCAGTTTGGTAGATATTAACAACCAGCACGAAAGAAGCAGCTCGACTATAAGCATCATCAGCGCGCCTTTCTTCGGGCAAGGGAGCCCGGCCAATATCTTGTGGAACCAAATTTTGCTGGAAAACTCTCACTTGTAATACGGATTCAGTCGGATCCACTCTCAATGCGATGGCTGAGTCCCTTGCGGAACCCCACATTGAGACCACTTGTAAAGGAAGTGGCATTCCCGCTCCCATCGTGCAAATATGAGCCAACGCCCGCGCTGTCATAGCATAACGAGCGGCTGCACCGACGGAATGAGGATTGGTTTCTCCAGAATTGACAAAAGGTTTTAACCCCCAACTTGAAATTACATCTTTAGTTTTTACATCATTAGGACATGGTATTCCTAATTCTAGTAGTTGTCGTTTCACATCTCTCAATTTCTCCTCGGGAGTCAGAACCACCTCAGCAGCGGGTGGTGCAACCACTGGGCCTCCTACGACCGGAGCAG